AAAACAAAATGTAAAAAAAGGAGATGCTACCTATGATTTGTCCAAAATGCGGAAGCGAGAATGTAACTATTTCTATGCAGCAGGTTGCCGGGAAAACAAAGAAGCACGGCGTTGGCTTCGGCGGTCATATGAACAATGCCGCCCGAGGCGTAACAGCCGTGGCCACCCTGGGAATGTCTAACCTATTTTGGAAAAAGAGCAAGGGCAGCGAAAAGACCAAATTCAAAAACGAAAAAGTTTGTCTCTGCCAAAATTGCGGTAACTCCTGGGAAATTGCATAATACAGCACAAGCCGCCGACCCGAAGGCCGACGACTTGTGCCACGAATTTGCGTGCCTGTTCACTTCCCTCTCTCCGGTAAACGAAAACAGAGTCATTGCGGAGGTGCTAAAGCGGCAGCGAGAGCAATAACCTCATTTTGATCTGCCGGGGATAGCTGTGTGAAGATTTTCAAGGCCGTTTCCAGTATCTCTTGCATAATCTCTCCAATCCGGGGCTACCCCTGTTTTATATGGTACCGTGTTTTCATTATACACCCCTTTTGTCGAAATGTCACTAACTTTATCGCATATTGGCAAGATTTTTCCGCATATGTCCTGTTCTTTAGCGGATTGTTACCCGCTAAAATTATAAGCTGTGCCCAAATCGGGAACAAAAAAGAAAAAGGAGAAGCGAAAAAATGAAAAAGATTCTATGCATTGCACTTTGCGCACTATCTGTATTCGCTTTGGTTGCTTGCGGCTCCAAAGCAGGCGGCACCGACAAAGACGCAGGCAAGCAGCCGCCCGTGCTCACCGGCACCTGGAAGCAAACCAACAGCGAATCTGACGACTCCTACCAGGAGGCCACCATCACCGACTCCACCATTGAGGTGTACTGGGTAGCCGATGACACCAAGGCTCTTTACTGGGCCGGTTCCTTTACCGCACCCACCACAGCCGACGAGCCTTACACATGGGACTCCGCCAATGACACAGAAAAGACCTCCTCTGCCCTCCTGGCCAGCGGAGATGCTACCAAGACCTTCACCTATAAGGATGGCACCCTGAGCTACGAAGTCACGGCTATGGGCGTTACAAAAACTGTAACCATGACAAAATAAACCAATCTAATAAAAGGCCGTCCTCCGGGGCGGCCTTTCTTGCAAAAGGAGGCTGCTGTGAAAGACCGAAGCGCGCTGTATCTGCGAAAATCCCAAGCGGACCAGCCTGACGAGAGCATCGCCGAGGTGCTGGCCAAGCACAGGGCCATGCTGATGGAGCTGGCCGACAAGATGGATGTGACCATCAGCCAGGACGACATCTACGAGGAGGTCGTATCGGGAGAATCCCTATACGCCAGGCCGGAAATGCTGCGGATGCTGGAGCAGGTGGAGGCCGGGGCCTATGAAGGGGTGTTCTGCATGGACATCGACCGCCTGGGGCGCGGGTCCATGTCAGAGCAAGGAATCATCCTGGAGACATTCCGGATGGCTGAAACTAAGATCATCTGCCCGGGGAAGACCTACGACCTGACCAATGACGCGGACGAGGAACTCACGGAGATGAAGGCCCTTTTCGCCCGCTTCGAGCTGAAAATGATCCGCAAGCGGATGCAGCGCGGCCTGATGCAGACCATCCAGGCCGGGGGCTATGTTGCCAACCAGCCTTACGGATACCGAAAGTGTACTGTTGGAAAGCTCCCGTCTCTGGAGATCAACGAAGATCAGGCAAAATTCATCCGGCACGCTTACAAGCGTTACCTGGAAGGTGTAGGATCGTACACCATTGCCGACGAGCTAAACGCCATGGGCAGCGTCCCCAATCGCTCAGCGAAATGGAATCGAAACACTGTGCGCGATATTCTGCGGAATCCCACCTACGCCGGGAAAGTTGCGTGGAATCGGGTCAAGCGGTACAAGCCCACAAAGAGCCATCCCCGCCCACGAGCCGAGCGACAAAAGATGGAGGACTGGATCATGGTGGACGGGCTGCATCCGGCTATAATTCCCTGGGAGGACTGGGAACGGGCGCAGGAGATACGCAGGGGGCGGCATATACCATCCGTCAACCACGGTCAGGTGGCAAATCCTATGGCGGGGCTGATCCGCTGCGGAAATTGCGGCCGAAACATGCAGCGTATAGGCGCAGCTACCAAAGGCGGCCCCAGACTGCACTGCATGGAGCGAGCCTGCATAGCGTCCGCAAAATTCGGCCTGGTGGAGCAGCGACTCTTGGAAAACCTGGAGCGTATGCGGGACGAACTGGAGATCGAAGCCCAAAAATCCAGCGGCCCGGACATCAGCAGCTTACTCGTGGAAAAACGCACCATCGAGGCAAAACTTCGAAAAACGGCCTCCAGAGTCGATGTACTGCATGATTTACTGGAGGACGGCACCTATGACCGGGAGACCTTTAAAACGCGCCTGAGCAAAGCACAGGCCGAAACTGAGGCATTAAACGCACAGCAAGCCGATGTCGAGCGCCGAATTGAGGAAGCAAAGCGCCGGGACACGACCCTGGTGCTCGCCCAGCTCACCAGCGTTCTGCAGCTCTACCCTACCCTGGACACCGAAGGCAAAAACCGCCTCCTTAAATCGGTTATCGACTATGTGATCTACCGCAAGCCTCAAAAGACCCGCCCCATGGCGTTCACGCTGGAGATCAAGCTGAAAAATATCTAAGGTTGTCAATCGTATGAATAAGAATGACAACCTTAGATATTATTTGAACTTCGACTAACCTAACCCTACAAGTTCGCAGGATCACAACAGATGTTTGGCGTCCATATCCAACGCATCGGCAAGCGCGATAAGATTACGGGCTGTCAAATTGCCTACATCAGCCTCGCCCAGCTCTACGCGCTGGATTTGTCGGGCGTTAACGCCGGACACCTCGGCAAGCTGGGATTGTGTCATGCCAGCCATGCGGCGATACCACTCCAGTTTGGTAATCAATCGATTGTGGCAGTCGCGGCCGTAATTGACGCGAGAGCAAAGGGTGCAATCGCCATCGTCGCGCTGGCAGTCAGCATATTTTCTACGCATACTGATACACCTTCTTAACCTATATCCACGGGACGAGACAGGCGGGGCTGGTCGGGGTGGGCAGCACTCCACGCATCCGCAAAGCTACCGTCGCTAAACTCGACATCCGTGGCCAGCTTGAGCGTGCCCTGATAGGTGATCGCATTTGCGACGATGGCGGCGGTATCTCTTGTCATACCAGAAAAATACAGCTTCTTAGCATAGCGGACAATGTCCCAGTATGCGCCTTCCGCTGCGTCGTCCAGCGTAAGGACCGGATCGCCGCCAAACAAATCGGCAAGAGGATTTTTCTCCCCTATTCTCGCGGTCCACCGATCGACAATTTCCTGGGGGTTTCCGCCAAGGGAATAGACAAGACCCCGCACTGTGCCGCTATGCAGCTGGTCCATTCGGCTAATAATATCGATTTTTTCCATTTTCCTTTTCCTCCTTAGCAGATTAGCGGTCTGTGTCCCGTTCCTGTTTACATTTTTATTATACGCTAATATTAGCGTAATGTCAAGGACTGTTTTGCAAAAAGCCAGAAATTTTTTCAAAAAAAGTGACTGCACCAGCTATAAAGTGCAGTCACTTGTGCTATGTGAAATTATTTGCTTACACCTCGCGGATAAAACCCTCGAAGCCCGCGTCCTTCAGGCGCTGGAGCATCTTCTCGGCGTTTTCCCGGACGGCGAAGGCGCCGACCTGAACGCGGTAGAGCTTATCGGTGGCAGGCCGCTCCGGCTCGGGGGCGGGCTTTACCGGCTCTGCAGGTGTGGGCTGCTCCGGCGCATCGCCAGGCAGGATAGCGTTCACGAGATCCTGCACGGTGTCGTAGTCGTACCCCGCTGCCTCCAGGCGCTGGCGGCGGTCGGAGCCATTGCCCCACTCACCGCGGATCACCTCCCGGGCAACCTCGTCCACGGACTTGGAAGGCTGGGCCTGCTCCTTCTCCCGGAAGGTCACACCGAAGTAGTCGCAGATGCCCTGGGCAATAGCCTCGCCGATGTCCGTGGTATGCTCCACGATCCACTGGGCTGTCTTGGCATTATCGTGGAACTCGCACTCCACATAGGCTGCGGGGGCGTTGGTGTATACGATCTCGTCGTAGTCGTTTATTTGGATGCTTTCGCTTGTGCCGGGGGTGATGGGTGCCAGGCGGGCGAAGATGGCCTTGCAGGCCTTCATGCCCTCGCCGCCGCTGCTAAAACAGAACATCCGGGTGCCGGTGACCGTGCCGTTAAAGGCGTTGGTGTGGATGGGCACATGGAGGTCAGCGCCGAAGGCGTTGGACTGGGCAATCTTTTCGCTCATGTGGATCATGTGCCCCACCTGCACGTTCACGCCGCTGCGCTCCAGGGCGGCCTTGCAGGCCTCGGCGATCTTGCCGCACTGGACGGCTTCGGTGGTGTCACCGTAGGCATAGCGATTTTCCACCTGGTTGCTGGGGGCCAAATAGACCTTAGGCATTGCCATCGCCCCCTCTGTTGTAGGTGGCCGTGGAGATGCACAGCACCGCGCCCAGGAAGGTGTCCACGGCGGTGATGGTGGTTACGACCTGGTCGGGGTTCGGCCACGCCCACACGGTGGACAGGGCCGCATACAGAGTCGCCAGGGCGGGCAGGACGATGATGACCAGCCACTTCAGGATGTCGTACAGCTTGTTCGAGATTTTCATTTTTTTGCTCCTTTCCGTGCCCGAGTCGGGCACAATCCGTATTATTTGTTTGTGATATGCTCCAAATCACCGATACGATGATTTGCAACCTTGATCTGTTCCTCCAGCACCGGCACGCGCCGGGCGAAGTTGTTATGCTCCCGGACTTCCCGGGTCAGCTCCTCCAGTTTAGTGTCGGTGACGGCTTGATGCGTATCCAGCTTGGCCTGCACATCCCGGGTGGTCTTGTTGCTGGTGATAATTACCCCCAGCAGCGACAGGCCGCCGGTGATGATAGCTACGACGATTGCTTCCATTCAGTAATTTCCTTTCTCCTCTGGGGCTTGGTTTGCAGGGGCTTACTTGATTTGATTTTTATGCCAGTCTTTTATTTCCATTTGCCTTTTACGCTGATATGCGCGGAAAAGGTCTGCGTACCGCTGTTATTTGCCAGCGCGTCAACACCAATTGAGTCGTTGGTCGCATATACGTATGCAGGGATTGCGTATCCACTTCCGACCATTGGATTCACGTTGGTCTCCTCCACACTTGCGAAAAGCCCGGCAGGCAAAGAAAAGTATGTGGAAAATGCATACGCGTCAAGGAATGTGCCGGATGATGCTACGCTCTTAGACGGCTGCCCCCAGCACTCTGCCACACCACTGGCCCATTTGCGATAAGTCCAGATACTACCACTGGTGCCTTGCTCTACGATATAGTCGGAAATTAAGAATCCGCCAATACTCAGGGCATTTACGCGAACATCGCCAAACCCTGCTCCGAGGACAAGGTGCTCTTTGTATTCATTCGTGAGGTTGTTTCTCCATGTTTTTACCAATTTCAGGAGGTTTTCACCGTCCGTAGGGTCGAGCCTGAATTTCCAACCAGTTGTGAAATTTATTTCTATTTGGCCTAAGATTGCCCGTTCGATATAAAGCATATCGCTGGCGCCAAAATGACCATTTCCGTCAACATCCAGCTTCTCATAATCCTCAAGCGTGGGCGTATCCATATTAAGGATTAGTTTTTTCAGTCGTTCGTTATCCGCCTCCGTATAGTCAGCGGTTACATAGGTGGAGCCTTGGGTGGATGTGGTGATTTTGGTATTGTACAGGTCCATTTCCCCGGTGCTCAGATTCCACTTGCTTTTCCCGTCCAGGGACTGGATCACGATGGCGGAAAGCGTACCGGCCGTAATAAAATCCGCCACAAAGCTGCCGTCCTGGGTGATGGCCAGCTTATAGGGACCGTTGATGCCGTTGGAGGAAAAGCCCAGGCCGCCCAGATTCCAGCGCCATATGTTTTTGGCAGCCTGCAGATCCAGGGAATCAGAAATAAACTGCTCCACCAGCTGCCCGGAATCGTTGCGCCGGAAGATCACATAGCCGCCGTTATCACCGGTAAGCCAGCCGGTGGCATTTAGCACCGCCTGCTGAATCGTCTGCGGCAGCGCGCTGATGGTCTCCGCCTGTCCGGCGATGGTCTCGGAGATGCTGGCGCGCATGTCGCCGATCTCCACGGAGCTGTAGCGGTCCTGGAGCACATCGAACACGGTCTTGATCACCTTAGCGGTGGTGTTGACGCCCATCTCCGCAAAGGTGACCGTAATCGTATCGCAAAGATCAACCTTTTCCCCGTCCAGCTGGGCATAGGACAGGCTCAGAGACACCCGAGGCACGCCCACATTGTTGTCGGCAATGTAGTACTGCGCCGAGGTGCGCAGCTGGTCCGGCGTGGGCTGCTCCTTGAATACGCTGGTCAGGTCCAGGGGCAGGATGCGCACAAAGTCGTAGGTGCCCGGAGCCTCCACGGTCTTCTCCGGCAGCTCCACGGTCACATCCTCGCTTGTCCAGTACGGATAGACCGCAGTATAGACAGATGCGCAGTTGGCGTCCTGCTCCAGGGCCGTGAGGTTTTTCCCGTAGCGGATGGTTACGCCCCGATCCTCGCCGCGGTGGCGCCAGAGCTTAACCGCAAACCGGTCAAACTCGTACTCGCCCCCGAAAACATCCAGGATGCTGCCCCGGATGCCGCCCAGGAGGGAGCGGACCGAATTAGGCACCGTGGTGGCCACGCCGGAGGTGCTGGTCTTATCCGTCCAGAAGGTGAAGCCGCTGTCCTGGGGGACGGCTTTGGACTGAATGGCATTAAATACGCCATCCACGCCGGTGGCCGAGAACGGGGGAACCACCACGCCGGAGAGATCGTAGCTTATGTGCCGGGCGTACACCGTGACCAGGCCGCCCAGGGGGCGCGTGATGCGGTATACCCGGAAGGGCTGCGGCTCGCCGTCCGGCTTCGGCTTGGCCAAGATCAGCGATCTGTAGGTGATGCTGGCATAGTGCAGACCCATGACTGGATACTGCATCTCCAGCTCGTAAGAGCTGTTGCGCTCCTCGGTGACGACGCAGGAGGCAGCATCCGACAGAATGCCGATGCCGTTGGTCGCAAACTCTCGCTCGGTCGATGCATACAAGATAGGTTTCATAATGTCCACCACCTCGGCATGATTTTCACGGCGGTAATGCTGCCGGTCCACTTAATTTCCATTTCGCCTTCCAGCTCCGGGAACTCCGGAGCGGAGACGGTGCCATTTCGGTTGGCTCCGTCCGGACTGTAGGCGTTCTGCGCTTCGCAGTCCAGGATTACATCGGCCTCCAAGAAGCTCTTGATCTCCACTTCCCTGCTACCCACGGTCAGCACGCCCGGACCGGTGCCGGAGACGGTGATCAGAGGTTTCGCGGCAAAGGGCGTGGGATTATTAAGCACCTGGCCGTTTTCCAGCTGGATTTCCGTGTCGCCGGTGCGGAGAAAGCGCTGGGGCTTGCAGCTAAATTCAATAGTTGCCCGGCCAAAGCGGTGCAGAATGCTGTCTACATCCAGGGGCCCGGCATAGTAGGCTTGCCGGTAGGTGTCGATGTCGTAGCTGTCGGCCAGAGTCTGATAGCCCCGGGGGCCGCAGAGCCAGGCAGCCACGCCGCGCATGGCGGCCGGAAGCCGCAGCTGCTCTGCGCTGACATAGACCTCGTAGCTCTGTACATAGTTGTTGAATGCCGCCTGCGGGAAGATGATGTCGCCGTTTCGCCCGGGGACGGCCTGCGCGTCCAGCTTCCTGGCTGCCAGGATAACAGACGGGTACTTTTCCACGATGACCCGGTAGTCGTCGGAAGATTTTCCGGCCCAAAAAATCATGCAAACACCGCCTCTCTGCTCTCCACTGCGCTCTGCATCTTATACATGATCACATCGGCCAGAGCGTTCACGTCCTGGCCCTGGGCACCGTACACGGTGATGCTGACGCCGCCCATGTGGGTGGTGTTGGTAACGCTGCCGGGGATGGGGATATTAGACAGCGCGCTCAGCTCCTGGCCCATATCCCGAAGAGCCCGAGGCATGGCCTCTTTCACGCCCACGGTGATGCCGGGCGGAATGAATTTACCGATCTCGTCAGCAAAAACCGTGGAGGGGGAGTGGATGCCGAAAAGACGCTTTACCCAGCCGAGAACATTACTTACCCAGCCCCGGAGCTTGTTGTAGAGCCAGTTACCGGCATTCCTGATTCCTTCGAATAAGCCGCGGACCATCTGATTGCCTACATCAACCATGGAGCCCACGCCTTTAAGCAATCCGGATGTAATGGCTATAATGATTTCCGGCAGTCTGTAAAGCACACGCGGAAGGGCTTCGATTAGGCCCCGAATCAGACCGGCCATTAAGTCCCCAGACGCAAGAATTATCTTGTCAACATTGGCAACAAGCGTGCTGGCAACCTCTATGATTGCATCCACCGCCGCCGGGATAAGCGCCGGGAGGTTTTCACCGATTCCGGACGCCAGCGCGGCGACGACATCCACGCCAGCGGCAGTGATCTGCGGCAAAAGCACGACCAACTGATCCACAATCATGGGGATCACATCGGATATGGCACTGACCACCGCAGGCAGAGCCTGGACGATACCAGAAACCAGGGCACTTATGCCCTGGACAATTACCGGGAGCAGCATCTGGAGCGCCGGGGCGATATAAGGAGTCATAGCACCGATGAGCTGTGTCAGCGCTTCTACCATGCGAGGCAGCATGGTTTGAATTCGTGGGATCAGGTTGTCGTCCAAGAAAGTTTGTATGCTTTCCACAAAATTATCTATCAGGACCGATAGATCAAGGTTTTCGTTGGCCATGCCAGTCACCAGGTTTTGCCAAGCGGACTTCATGGCCTTTGCGCTGCCCTCGATAGTTTTCTCTGCCTCCTCCGCCGTTGTTCCCGCAATGCCCAGATGCTCCTGCATCACGGAGATGGCGTTGACGATATTGCCAAAGGACAGGTCTCCGGCATCCACGGCTACATTCAGCTTTTCCTGCTCCGCTGTCATGGCGGAAGCATCGGCAATCAGCCGCTCCATCTCGGTTTTGGTGCCGCCATAGCCCAGCTTTAGGTTGTCCAGCATGGTGTAGTTCTGTTTCGCAAAGCCCTGGTATGCATCTTGGATGGATGCCATGTTGGTTCCCATCTTGTTGGCGTTGTCGCTCATGTCGGTCACGGCACGGTCGGCGTATGCTGCGGCCTTGGCCGTATCGCCGCCCAGGGACTGGAGCAGGGACGCGGAGAAACTGGTGACCGTTTGCATGTACTCGTTGGCGCTGAGGCCCGCGGTCTTGTATGCCTCGTTGGCGTACTGCTGCACCTGCTTTGAGCTCTCCTTAAAGAGCGTGTCCACGCCGCCAATGAGCTGTTCCTGCTCTGCAAAGCCCTGGATCGCCTGCTTGCTGAGGTCCACCAGCGCCTCGGCAGCCTCTTTGATGGCGGAGGCCATGAGCTTCACGCCGCCGATGATGGCCTCGGAGGCCAGGTTTGATTTCACAAGGTCGCCAAAAGATAAAGCCTTTTGGCCGCCGTTATCCATCTCTTTGCCCAGGTCCTTGACCCCGTGCTCTGTGTCCTGCAGTGCGTGCTGCATCTCCAGCAGCTTGGCGCGGGCCTTATTCAGCTGCTCCTCATATTTCTGCGCCTGCACGCTGTTGGTGCCGTAAGTGGCCGCTGCTTTGCCCGCCTGGGCCGCCAGGGCCGCAATGTACTGCCGCTGCGTGGCGATCTGCTTATTAAGTACCGCCGCCGTTTTGGCGTTTTTATCCTCGGCAGAGGTGGCAGCCGTAAAGGATGCGGACACCAGCTTCATTTCGCTGGCCAGGGTCTTGCTCTGCTGGATGATCTGGCTGATCTGCTGCCGATACTCCTTTTCACCGTCTACGCCGATTTTCGGCCCGATATTTGTTGCCATAGATTCATCACCTCACCTTCATGGCTTCATCAAATGTCCAGTGTTTTTGCTTTCGCTTGGGCTTGGCCCCGTGATAAATGGAAAGGCAGGCGATCATATCAAGCATTTCCCCGTATCGAGTACACATGATCTCCTGCCTCCCCATATTCAACCTTCGCCCGTAAAATAGGAGCCAGGCAAGGTTCAGCTGGACTCCTTGTCCTTGCCGCTCTCTTTTTTTTCGGGCTCTACCTCCACGGTGGCTTTCTTGTCCTCCACCCAGGCGGCCAAAGCCGCCTGCTGCAGCGCCATGAACTCAGCCGGGCGGAGCGACATGATCTCCTCCACGCTCAGGGGCCGGGGCTTGTAAGCGGGATCCTCAAATCGCTGCGCCTGTTCGTAGCCTTCGTTCAGGGCCACGACGATAGCGGCGGTGTCACGGGACACCTGGCCATAGCTCCCGTTCAGCAGCTCACCCAGGCGCTCAATGTCTCCATCCGGGCAAAGATCAGCGATTTTCGCCGAAGCCCCCACGGTGAAGCGGAAGCCCACTTCCCTACCGTATACCTGCATATAGCCGCCTCCTTACGCCGCGCCACCCAAGAGGGCCTGCAGCACCGCCTCGGCAGCCTCCTCGGTGGCCTGATCCTCGCCCACCAGCTTCCAATTGTGTTGCGCCGTGTCATCACGCGAGAGCTTAGCCGTCAGTTCCTGGGTCTGCCAAGAGATAGTTTCCCCCTGAGTTTCAGCCTCTGTTGCCGGCTGCTGAAAGCGAGACTTGGTAAGTACCACCGGGGTATAGGTGACAACGCCGGCGCTTTGGTAGCGCACCAAAAATCCGACGCCAATATAGGGGATTTGCATTTGATTGCCGTAGTGCGTCACTTTTACCTGCTCGCCGCCCACTTCAACAGTGGTGGGCTCGGGTGTGCCCAGGATAAACTTTTCGGCGGCGGCCAGCAGCCCGTCCACTGTCAGGGTAACGGCCCCACTAACAAATGCTTCTTCCGCAGTTTCAGCCGACACATTGTCGGCGAAGAAGGGATCGACCTTGGTGGTATCAATGGACAGGGACACTTTGACGCCCCGGGCCAGCTGCATACAGCCGCTGTAGCTGACTACGCCGCCGGTGTTGGAATATTTGGCCACATAGGGCTTGCTAAAGCCCGTGCAAACCTTTCCTGCTGCTGCCATAGCAGCACCTCCTTTTTATTTCATAATTTTTTCAATTTCGCGGTTGCAGGTCTCGTCCATGGCCTTCTCTGCGGCCTTCCTGCTGGACGAGACTGCCTTGTCCACAAAGCGGGTTTTCTTTCGGAATGTGGTGCCGCTGTTCACGGCCCGGGCGATAAGCACATTCGGCTGCCCTTTGGGATAGTTCTTCGTGCGGGTTCCGTTGTAGCCGTCAAAGCCCAGCTTCACATTGACAAACCCGTCATCGTCCTGGATGGGGCTGATGCCGAAGCCGTCCAGCAGGCCGCGCTTCTGCGTAGGGGTCACGGTGTCGATCAGTCCCCCGTCCTTGGCGGTTCCTGGGCCCACCGGCAGGGCCTCTATGGACTTGCGCACGGCATCCGCCACCACAGCGGCCCCGGCATAGACGGTTTTGCCGATGATGTCGCCCTTGTCTCCGGCGTTCAGGGCATTTAGTTGCTTGATGTAGGTATCAAGACCCTTAAATTGGAAAGTTGCCATCAAGCAAACACCTCCCAGGCCCACTCGAAGTGCCAAAAGCCGGTGTCCTCCTCGAACTGGACGCTGTTCAGCTTCCATACAAGTGGGGCAGCGTCAAAGGACGCCTCCAGTGCCGCCCGCCAGGGGTCAAACTCCTGCTTGGTAAACAGGTCCGTGGTGCCGGTGACGGCCTTTTCGGCGTGCGTATTCTCCGCCAGGAAGTCATTGGCCCCGTCCTCCTGCCACACCAGATAGCGGTCGGACTGAAGCCGGCCGCCGTGGCTCACGGCATCGGTTACGGCCAGGTGGGCCGCGATGATCCGCTGCGCCCACAGGGGCGTGGTATTTGTGCCCGACTTGGGCACCGCGTTTTTCTTGTTCATCAGATCAACTCCAGACCATCGCCCTGCTCGGACGCACCATAAACCTGCCGGATAACGAGATAGTCGCCATCCTCCTTCGGGTACTCCCAGGGGCCTTGCAGCTCATACTTCTGCTCGATTTTGGTCAGCGTCAGATCCATGGATGCGGGCCACACATCGGTAAGCTGCTGCACCATGTCGATGCCGTACTGCACGCCGTCCTCCGTCACCGCCACGCACTGGGGATTGACGGCCGGCCGGAGCTGGGTGCGGATGACCCTCTCCACCTCCACCTGGGCTTGCCGTCCGGCATAGTACCGTTGCAGGCCCACGCGGCGCTCCTGGTAGAAGAGCGTCTCCAGAAGCGTCAGAACGGGCCGGGGCTGGTAGCCGGGCGCGGCGCCGTCCGTGACGGTGTAGATACGCACCACGCCGTCCCGGTAGGACTGCGTTATGCGCCGGTCATCCGGCCGAAACGGCGTCTTCCTCATAAGCCGCCACCTTCCTTTCGTGCTGCATGGCGAGCAGCCGGTTGAGGTAGTTGCCCTCGAAAACATCCAGAGCGTCGCTCAGACCATAGCGCACATACTCACATAGCAGGGTCAGAGGCTCCCCGGAGACTGTATAGTCTGCCGTGGTGCCCAGCTTGCCGTCAATGTAGGCCTCCCCGGAGGCGATGAGGGCGGACACCTTGGCATCCGTGGCCTCATCGCTCCAGGTGATGTTGCACCAGAGCTTGGCACCGGCCAGGAGCTCGGCACTCACAGGGGCCGCCATATCAGGACTTGGTCACGGTGACCGTGTAGGTCTCGGTGGTGGTGCCGTCGGGGGCGGTCACATCAACCTTCACGGTGTTGCTGTCGGTGGTCCAGGTGGCTGCGGTGCCGTTGTCGATCTCCACATCGTTGACGGTGACCTTGATGGCCGCAGCGGCGTCGGCAGGTACAGCGGTGATGGTGTTGGTGGCGGTGGTGGTGGTGGCCGTATAGGTCTTAGTCCCGGAGGCAAAGGCGGGAGACAGGGCCAGGGAGCCGATGGACAGGGCGCTCAGGCTGGCATCGCTGGAGGGCGTGGGCGCGGTCACCTGGGTCACCTTGTAGGTGGCAGGCTTCAGGCCGGAAATGTCCAGCACCAGGAAAGCGTTGTTGTCCAGAGGCATACCGTTGGCGTAGGCCTTGATCAGATACACCCGCTCGTCCTCAAGGAAGCGGTAGTGGTCGCTGTAGTCGATCCGGCCCTCGGGGGAGGCACCCGCCATAGCCAGGTAGCGGTAAGCAATACCCAGGACAGCCTTACCGCGGGGCAGAGCGGCCGTCTGGATAATGTCCATGGGATACGGCATCACATCGTTGCGATAGGTGCCATCGGGCGCCATAAGGGTGGTGGCAGGCATAACCTTCTGGAGGTAGTCCTGGGGATTCACCAGCAGGATCACATCGCGGACCTGCCGGGGCTTTCCGTTGGGGTCAGCGGCCAGGATGGACAGCAAGTTGCCCACGGTAGCGGGCTCCAGGTCATTGACGGCCACGGACTTCTTCTCCGGATAAGCGCCGCCGGTAACCACCACATTGTCGCCCACCTGGCGAGTCATGCCGATGGGCTTCTTGTTGCCGTCGCCGGTAACAATACCGGCCTCCAGGCCGTTGCTCAGAGCCTCGTAGAGGGTCTGCCGAATGAAGTTGTCCAGCCACTCCGGCCCCAGGTCCAGCATCGCCTTGCATACGGGCAGCAATGCGGACAGCTTCAGCAGTGTGGCAGGAATCTTCTTGATGCCTGCGGTCAGCTCCTTAACGATGTCGTCGCACAGGTCGCCCCAGGCGGCCTCCTCGTAGCCGTTGGTGTTCACCATGATCTGCACGGCACCACCGGTGGCGCGGAAGTTGATGCGGCCCAGGAGGGGATGACGGGTCTGCAGCTCGTCAAAGACGGAATCGATGACGGTCTTGGGCAGAGCCACATCCAGGGCGGTGACAGCCTGGCGAGGATCGGGGGCCTTCATGGCAGATGCCAGTTTCTGGTAGTAGGTTCGCTCCTCGGCGGTGAGCTGATGCACGCCGCGCTGGGCCAGGATGCGAGAATCCAGCTCCTGCTGCACGCCCTGGAGCTTCTGGTCGTACTCCGCCTGCAGATCCAGGGCGATACGCTGCATCAGTTCCTCAAAAGCGCCGGTAAAAGCGCCGGAGTCATTGGCGGCAGCAGCCGCCTGCATGGCCTGTCGCAGTTCGTCGCGGGTGCGAATGTCGTTGTTATTCATGTTTTTCTCCTTTCGGTTCTCAGGCAAAAAGACTGAGGATTTTATTTTTCTCAGGGGATTCTGCTCCCTGCTGGGGCTCGGGGTCTTCGGTGGTGGCGCCGGAGGGCTGCTTTACCAGCTCCCGGAGCTGGGCGGCCAGCTCCTGCTGGTAATGGAGCCGCTGCTCCAGGCCGGTGTTCACCTTCTGGAGGATGGCCGAGGCCTTGCTCATGTCAGCGTCCTGGTCGGCCAGCCGGTCCGCCAGGCCGTATTCGACGCACTGGGCCGCCGTGAGCCAGGTCTCCGCGTCCATCATTTCCGCAAGCTTCTCCTCGGTGAGCTTGTCGCCCGCCTTGGACAGATATGCCTGACGGCCTGCGTCGTTGATGATGTCCAGGTCGTCCGCCGCCTTGCGCAGTTCAGCCGCATTGCCGCATACACAGCTCCACATGTTGTGGATCATCATCATTGTGTTGCGGGGCATAACCACCTCGTCACCGGCCATAGCGATGACGGATGCGATGGAACAGGCGAAGCCGTCCACATACACCGTCTTGTGGGCCGGATGGCGTTTGAGCTGGTTATAGATGGCCGTACCCTCAAACACGCTGCCGCCGTAGCTGTTGATGTAGATGCGGATTTCAGATGCGTTCGGGTACTTGGCCAGTTCCTCCCGGAAATGCTGGGCACTGTTTTCGCTGGCTTCATAGCGCCACTCCTCCCAATTGAAGGTCTCCGCTTCCACGTCGCCGTAGATGTAGAGCTCCAGCACGCCGCCCTCCGCGGCCTGCTTTAGCTCCCAAAGTCTTGCTTTCATTCGTTGCCTCCCTTCGCGCCGCTGACAGAGGTGACGGACTCGCTCAGCGTCGCAATATTCTTGGTTAGATAGTGTTCATCCGCCCAGGGCTCCGGGATGGTAGGAAGCCCGGCCGCCCGGAGGATGTCGTTGATGGTGAACACCGCCGAGCCCACCAGCTTTTCCACATTGGCGGCATTGGCGAACATGTCAAAGTGCCGGATGCCGCTGGTGTCGATGCGGAGATAGTCGCCCCGGCGCATAGCCTCGTAGCCATAGCGCTTGCGGTTGATCTCCTCCTGCAGCTGGTCGCAGATGGGATCGATGCAGCCGGTGAGGAATCGGGCCTGTGCGTCCTCCGTGCCCTGGACGGTGCCGTCGATAAGCACGGCGGGAATTTGCAAGGCCTTAGCCGTAAAGGCAAAGATGGCCTTCGCCTGGGCCTGGATGTCCGCAAGGTCCACAGATGACTTGCCGCCTTCGTTTGTGTAGGTATAGCCGTCAAATTCCGGGAGGATCGCGCCGTCGGAGTCCAGGAATATCTTTGCCTGCTCCTCTATCATGGCGGTAAATTTTGCGGTAAAGTCGTCCTGCCCCTGGGCCAGCTGATCTACATGGACCTTCCAGTGCTGGCCCTTGTCCCACGCGTACCGCTTCATGGCGGCGGTGATCAGGCGGCAGTAGGATGTATACAGGCCATCCAGCACCGGCTTGATGTTCACATGATTCAGCCGGAGATGGAGCACCTCGCGCTCCCGGAAAGTCTTTTCATAGCTCACATCGCCCACCTGCACATCGGTGTACTCGTTCTGCTTGCTGGGGTAGAAGCCGTTAAGCATATAGCTGTCGGCCACCACCAGGGCGTCGTAGCCTTCCCGCTGGCGGGTGCTGATAATGAGGCATTCGTCGTCCGTCAGCAGCTTGGCCACCAGCTTATGCAAAAACGCTGTGGAGTTTTGGTTTACATTGGGCTCCACATTCCACAGGTAGTGCTCCCGCTCCTGGATTTCCTTGCCGCCCCGGAAGGTGCGGAACTCGCACCGAGCCACGGCATTGGCGATCATATTTGCGCAGGTCCAGAACGCCAGGTCTCGGAGCTGGAACTCCTGCGCGGCTGCCATCAGCTCCCGGCAGGTGATCTCCACCGTGGTGGGAGACCGAGACTTGCCTCCGGCCAGCCATTTCCAAAAATTAAGGGCCATTTGCCACCTCCTCACAGCCTGATCGCGCCGATGGGCGGAAGCTTAACCGGCTCCCCGGTGCCCAGCACCGGCTCCTCGGCCATGCTCGCCACCAGAGCCATAAACGGGTCCGTCTTTCGGCTCTTCGGCTCAATCTTGGCATAGTAAAAATTTCCTGTATCCGTACCGGCCTTGCGGCCGCTGCGTACTCGTTTGGTATTGTTCACCGCCCAGCGTAGGGGCGGATTGTCGCCCCAGGTGAACAGGTCCCGGTCAAAGCAATCCTGGATCACCGGGTCTACCTGCATGATGTCCGAGGGCCGGACCAGCTTCACCCGGGTCTTGTCTTTGGCGTCAAAGCCGATCCCCCGCATGGCGTCACCTACCAGCGTCCATCGGAAGTGATCCATTGCCAGCTTGACGATGTTATACTTCAGGCCCATCACCCGGAGATACTCAGCCAGGAGCCTGGGGTCGATGCTCACATCGTCCACCACGGTCAGATGACCGGCCTCCGCCCAGGCCCGCCAGGGCGCCACCACCCGGGAGAGCGTCCGGCTCTGGAGGCAGACCCAGGAATGATTGATGTCGTAGCGCTGGGAGCCCACGCGAAAATGTAGGTTGACGCTGGCCCAGTCGCTGATCTCTGCGTAGTCGATGCCGGCCACGCAGGACTTACACGTCAGGTCCGGCAACGCCCGGTTGGTGGCCTTAACCTTGGCATAGTCGGTGACGCTGATCTCCAGCTGCCCCGCCCGGAGGCCCATGCGCTTGGTAAGGAAATCGCCGTTCTGCTCCGGATTTTTCTGCCAGTCAGAATACTCGTCCGCGATCTCCTGCTGCAGGTGCGGGGAGTACGCCAGGGACGGGTTGGCCATGTGCCAGTTCTCCGGGTCATGCACCTGCTCCCGATTTCCCAGGCAGCAGATAAACGGGAGATACCCGCCCTCCGGCTCCGCCTCACCCTCGAAAAGGATCCTCCGGCCCTGGGCCAGGAAGTCATCCAGGGGCCCGTCCGATACATCGCCGTTTGATGTAAACATCCCGATCCGGGGCTGGGCCACCTTGCCCAGGCCGGTGACAAAAACCTTGTAGTTGTTGTAGTTCTCAAAGGCGTGGACCTCGTTGAAGATCACCTTGCCGGAGCGCATACCGTCCCGGCCCTTGGGGTTGTTGGTACGGCCCTTCATCACGCCCTTGTTGCGCACTCCCTGGACCATCTCTTTCGTGTGGTAGTAGTGCTTCTTTAGTTTTGCTTCCCACTTGGGCGACTCCAGCACATCAGAGAGGTCTTTCACCGGCGTCACCGCCTGCTCCTCGTTGTTAGCGCAAACATCCACATTGTATTTTTTGACGGGATTGTAGGGAGAGATGGAGCACGCTCCGTCAAAAGCGATAAAGCCGTCCTTCCCTGCTCCACGGCCCACCATGCACAGCAGCTTTTTCCACCGGGGGCGCCCATCGGCGCGGTAGGTGCAATCCCACAGAGCCAGGAGGAATTCCTCCCAGGGGAAAAGCCGCTCATAAGGAAAATACTTCACCAGGCCCAGGTAGTGCCGCAGCTGCTCCGTGTCCACATAGATGTCCTCTTCGGCAAACACGCGCCGCACATAAGACACCAGGGCGTGCTGCTCCGGACAGGCCCGGGGCGTGTCTGCCTCTACGGCCTCGATGTAGCGGAGCACTTCGGGCGGCAGCTCACAGCTCATCGTCGTCCTCGCTTCTGCTGCCGGAGGCCAAAGCGTCCTCCTTAAAGCCCAGGGTGGCGAAGATCGCCAACATCTGCCGGGAAACCTGAATTTCCAGGGATACGCTGCGGTTCTCCGACAGGCGGCCCCGATCGTCCATGATGGTCAGGCCACGCTTTGCGATGTCGTCCCGCAGCTCCTGCCGCCGAACCCAAAAGTCCATGTACTCCTGGACCTTGTCTCGGTACAGATCCTCGTCGATGCCCCGGAGGGCCAGACAGCGCAGCAGACTTTCCCGCAGGTCCCGGTATGCTTTCGTCCGGCTGTAGTCCCTGGCTTTTTCCGCAGGCTTCTCCTGCCGGGCCAAACGGCCCTCAAGGTATCGGCTCATGGTGGGATTCTTCTTGGCGGCCACGACCTGGTCGCGCCGAAGCGCGATCCGACCGGCCATCGTCAGGCGGTCAAAGGCCTGCGTAAGGGACTCGCCATACTGCTCCATGCACCAGGCATCCAGAGCGGCCTCGTCGCAGCCAAACCAGCCGCAAAGCTCATCCACCGAGCACTGCATACCGCACAGGCTCTCAAATTGTCTCGGCTCCAACTCTCGCCGGTGTGACATAGTCTTTCACCTCCATCTATTTACCCAGCGAAGAAACAATAGCAAGCTCCCTTTCCGAAAGCTGCCACTTTGTCGCCGCTACCTTCTCCGCTGCTGCCTTCTCCGCTGCTGCCTTCTCCGCTGCTGCCTTCTCCGCTGCTGCCTTCTCCGCTGCTGCCTTCTCCGCTGCTGCCTTCTCCGAAAGCAAAAAACCAGCACCGAAAACGGCTTTTCCTAATTCTTTCTGTGCATCCAGCGCACGAATAAACGCCGTGTGCTTACGCTGGACTCTGAAATCCACGCCATGCGCAGCAAAGTACTGCAGCATCGCAGGGGTTAAAACCTCCGCCGGGTAGGAATATTTTGGAAGCTCGGCCCGCATGGAACGAAGGTTTTCTGCATTAACGGCATCAATTTGGCGGCGAAGGTCAGGGGCACTCATCGCTACGCAATCGCCCATGTTAGTCACAAAAGAAAGGTTTACATTTGCGCCGTTCTCAAATGTGACTGCCACCCCGCAGCCGATATAGTTCGCATCGCCGCCAGCAATAGTCGCGAGGGTAAGGGCCGGAGCAAACAGGAAAAAGTCAATTTTGTTTTCCAGGTAAAAACGGCAGATTTCGGAGATAATGGAAAATGGGGGATTATCTATAACGACGGAATCGGCATCATACGAAACAGCTTTATAATCGCCACCTGGATAGAACGGTCGCAGGATCCTTCGCCCTTCGAGGCCGTACTGCTTAACAGCCCAGTCTTTCACAACCTCGTAAATGTTGGGGGGCGTGTAACAGTCGTCGGTTGTTTTCTTGGGGACGAATTTCTCGACAAAAGCCTGGTACTCCGGCGAATCTTCGGACAAAGGATCCGCAGCTAAAGCGGAGTCATGAGCTTCTTGTGAGCCAAGATCAGGAAAAAGCTCAGGCAGCGCACCCCACTCAAAATCAAACCCACTCAAATCCAGCTCCGGCAGCTCCTCCGCCAGGAGGTAAAGGTCCCAGGGGCTTTCGTTGGTCTTGTTGTCTACCAGGCGCAAAGCGTTCACCTGCTCCGTGGTCAGATCATCCACGCAGACGCACGGCACCTCCTCCAGGCCCATCCGCTGGGCCGCCAGAAACCGGCAATGGCCGATGACCAGCACGCCCGCCGCGTCCACCACCAGGGGCTGCGTCCAGCCAAACTGGCGGATGCTCTCGGCCACATTGGCGATCTGCGTCGCGTCATGCCTTTTCGCATTGGCGGCGTAGGGCGTTATGGCATCCAGCCGCCGCATTTCGATCTTCACAATGCACTCCTTCCCGTGCCCGACTTGGGCACCGCCAATCTGCAGCTTTGCGGGACGGGTCAAAGCCCGCCCGCTCAGGAGGAAGAAGCAGGGTAGCAATCTGGCGCTGCCGCCCCGCAAAACCGCAGATTTGTTTGAATTACCCGGCCAAACTCGCGCCCACACGCTGCGCGGCACCGCGCAGGCCCGAAAATCGCGGGATTGTCTTGCCACGCCGTCGACCGGGATGCTCTCGCCGGGGCGGACGACGAAGGTGTCGCCGGACTGCACCTGCT